ATTCACCAAGTGGTGAATATTTTGGTGAAAAAAAAGAAAAGGGGTTACTGGAAAATGCCAGCAACACCTTGATTTGTTTGGCTCCCCGACCTGGGCTCGAACCAGGGACCTACGGATTAACAGTCCGCATAGGGAAACGCACTTAAGTACTTGATTTATCTAAACAAAACGGCTTGCGATTGGTGAATAAAAGCCACTTGTTCAGCCTATATATATCAAAGACTTATCCGCCAGTAGCCGAGATTTTTTCACCATGATCTTCCGGCTTTCTCATCTCCACTTTGTTCGACTCCACGAGATCCGGGAGACGCGCTTTGATGTAGCGCTCCGTTGTCGTGATGCTTGTATGACCTAGCAAGTGCTGGATCCGCTCAAGTGGCACGCCAGACCGATACATGTCCGTGGCAGCCTTGCCCTTGAGATCGTACATACCGAAGTCCACAATCTCCGCGGCGGCCACGTAACGGCGGAACATGGAGGCGATTCCGTCATAGGTGTAGCGCTTGCCTTGCCGCGTGTGAACGAAGTAGGGGCGCACGACTTTCTCGGCCAGGCACTCGTCAACGATGCGCTCAAGATCGCCTTCGATGCGCACGTCCACTGTTGCGCCTGTCTTGCCTTGCGTGAAGCGAAGTACGCGCAACTCTTCATTGCCATGACGGATTTTTTTGATGTTTGTATGGCCGCACTTAAGCAGATCTTCGGGGCGCTGCGCCGTCCGGTAGATCAGTGTCATCATGCGCCGCACCGACGGCTCGGCAAGCTCGTACACCTTCCAGAATTCTTCGTCCTCGATGTAGCGCTCGCGCTTCGTCTCCGTGTTGCGCTTAACTCCAGCGCACGGATTGACATCGACCCATCCGCGCTCCATGGCCTTCGTGAATACGTGTGATAGCAGCGCCTTTTCTCGGTTCGCTCGAACGGGCGCATCCTTCGCCCTGGCGTCTCGGTACGTGGCTATGTGGTGCGGCCTAAGCTCGCGAAAAGGAATATGGCCTAGACCCTTCTTGAGATAGACCGCCTCTTTCTTGTTGTCGCTGAACGTCCTGGGCGCCTTCATCGGCGCGACTTCTGCCAGATACCAGTCGATCAGAGAATCGAGGCTGCCTTTCTCGCAAGCCGGATCTTCTAGCTCGGCCCATTTGCGCTTAGCCGTCGCGAGATCTTTGCCGAGATTGATCGGCTTTCCGTAGCGCGGGCGATACCAGTACGAGCCGTGATGCTCGTACAGGCGTGGCGGCAAATCAAAGCGAGATTGTCTGCGTCGTCCCATAATTATTAAGCGCGTAAGGCCTCAATATTGACATTCCATTGCGATTGCGGCTGAGTCTCAGCAGCAACGGATTCCGTCATCTTACGCTCAAAAAAAGCACGCGCTATTTTTGGCCGGCCCTGTGAATCAATTTGATACACCCATTCGTTTGCGTCGAGCCAACGTCTTTGTGCCGCGCACTGAACCAGGCCAGTCAACTCCACGACATCGGCCGACGAAATGAAGAGGCTCATGCCGTACCTACTTCCATGCCGCCACGCTTCCAGAGAGTGTCTGCGTTGCCGACAATCTTAGCGTAGGCCATCGTGATCGGAGCGTCGCAGCGCTTGCACGTGAAGTAGTACGTAATGCGATCGAAGTCCGGATTGATCGGCTCGACTGTCTGATCACGCTGGACGACAAGATCATTGATCGAGTGCTCGCATTCCTGCCTGAACAATCCCATCATCCAATCTCTCCGATCACGCCTAGCCGTTGCTTCTCGATCTCGCGATCCGGCCACTCCCGCGGCTCATCGATCGAGACTTGCCATCGATGAATACTCGGGTTATGCCCTTTCCAGCGCCATCGCCAGGCAACAGTCTCACCCTCTTGCGCATGCTCGCGATCCTCAGTGGTGAAGGTAGTCATTCGCCCACCTTCACGCGACGTCCATCGGGGAAGTAGAGCATGTCGCAATAGAGACTGGGCGCGTTAGCGAGGAGATCGCTCCCCTCGCGAACAGGGCGCTTGGGTTCGCCCTTGTATTCACCCTTGTATTGATAGCGTGGCACGACAATATGCTTTTGTTTTGTTGTCATCGCTTCGCCAATCTATGCCTGCGCGTCGCCGTGAAAGATCTCTTGCTTCGTTTGCTCCGAGATCTCTTTCCATACGTCCATCACGGCGTTTTCCAGCACTTTGTGATGACGTACTAAGTCGTACCAGAAAGCAAGACGGCCTTCGTCAATGCGGTATCGCAGTCTTGCTTCGACTTTGTAGCGTGGCCCGCCTTCGAGCACTGCAATGCCAATGGAAAAGATCTCGGGGATCTGAAGCGCACCCTTGGCTGCTGTGCCCTGGATCTCCTCCTCATAGGTAAGTTGTGTTTGCCCATTTGAGAGACGAATACCGGATGCAAAGTTAACTTTCTTCTTAGCTTCCAGGCTGCGCGAGATTTCCAGCATGTCCGCGCCCGACGGATCAACAATGTCCGGAAGATTGTCCTCAACGAACTGAGCAAAGTCCGACTGCTTCATTGAGCGCTTGTTGTTATGCACCCAAGTTTCCCACTCAGGGGAGAGCGGGCATTGATACTCGGCAGTGTGCTCACGCCATCCAGCTTGATCGCGCTCGTGATCGTCAAAGACGGCTAGAAAGCGAGGTGGATTGAGCGTGCCGTAAATCGAGCTGGCCATGTTGTGCTTCTTGAAGTACGCGATGAAGCTCTTGGCATCATTGAGAGTCACGCGGCCACGCTTGCGAGTCGGTATAGGCAGAGTGTGCTCAATGCTCTCCATGCGATACCCATCTGGAACGACGGCGTAAGGTACGCAGCCATCCGTAATCATTTGAGGAGTGCCAATGCTTGCGCCAGTGTCAAGCAGAGCTTTAATGTTGTTTGTGATTTCCATATTCTTTTTATCCTTGTTGTTTGTTTAGACTGCTCGCACTTCTTTGATCTCGCCCGACTCCTGGTCAACAACGCGCAGGCCTTCGAGCTTCATCTGGCGCGGATCTTCGCGCTGAAGATTTCCCTCTGGCGTAGTAAATAGGATGGTGCTGCCGCGCTCGAACTCAGGGATCTTCGCCTTGATCTCATCCAAAATTTCCATCTGTCCGGCTTTGCCTGGCTTGAGCTTAATCTTGAGTGTTAGCTCTCCGACTTTGCCGGTCTCGGAGCAGGCTTTCGTTAGCTCGCTGAGCTTGTCGGTTAGCTCTTCGTGCAAGTTTCCGTAGCGGATTGCGTTAAGTGTGTCGATAAATGGTTTCATTGATTCTCCTAGTGGTTGGTGGGTTTTAAAACGGAATGTCGTCATCCATCGCGGCAAGGCTCGATGGTGCGGGTTGATCGGCAGGCTTCGTGCGGCTATAACTCTCGCCGTCCTCAGCGCCCGCGGGCTTGCCGCCTAGCATTTGCAAAGTGTCGGCTTTGATCTCAGTCGAGTACTTCTCAACGCCTGATTGATCCGTCCATTTGCGAGTGACAATCTTGCCACTCACATAGACTTGCGTGCCCTTACGGACGTGCTTATCGATAATCTCAGCGAGCTTGCCGAAGGCCGTCACGCGATGCCATTCGGTAGCTTCGCGCTGCTCGTTTGTTGTCTTGTCGCGCCACTTATCCGTGGTGGCCACGGAAAAATTCACGACTGCATCGCCGCTGGGTAGGTAGCGAGTTTCAGGATCTCGGCCGACGTGGCCGATGAGTTTGGCTTCATTAAGTGACATGTCTTGCTGCTTTCTTATTTTTAGGTGTAGCGCAGGGGATCCGCGCCTGGTTCATCGATTGCGCCGAGATACCCCTCGGCATGTTGGGAGCAGGAATAGACGCCTGCTACGTACTGGCTATGTTTCTCTGCATCAAAGTTGAGACATACCGCGACTGTGATGCCGCCTTCGGTAACGGCTGCGACTTGATCGCTCCAGTAGCGGCAGTTGTCGCATGCGCGTGGGCGTACATTCATGCAAATAGCCCTCGCGTTGGACAATCACGACCCTGATTGCAGTTGTCATTGCAAGGCGGGCAGGGCGGCTTGATGCCATTCGATTTAAATACCGGATGGATCCGCTTGTGCGTCACGCTGCAACGGCGGGCTTCACCCTCTACGAGCAGGCCGACTTGCAATAGCTCGTTGACGCGCCCGCATACCGATGAAAGCTCCAGGCCCATTGCGCGAGCAAGCTCACGACGGGAGTACCCGACACCTTCGATCATTGACGTAAGAATTCGCTGCGCTTGCTGCCCGACTTTTCCGGACTCGCGATGCTCTTTGTATGCCTCTCTTGATGTAGTAGATGCGCTCATGTTTTCTCCTTAGATCCGTTCAGCCAAGTCCATGTTGCAAAGACGATCGATCACTTCTGATTGATCGACGCCGTAATGCAACGCCAAGTGCACGATGATTTCTTCATCGCTCGGCAAGCCAGACTTGACCCGAATCAGATGGCCGCTCATGTCGCTGGCAATAGCTGCGTCCATGTTGGTAATGGCTCCAGGCAGGGCGGTGGCGATGGCTTGAGCATTGACGTGCTCGGAGACGGCGATCTTTGCGGCGGCCTTGCGCTCTTCCTCGATACGGATCCGTTCGCGCTCAGCTTCGATGCGCATGGCTTCGGCTTGCTTGTGCTCGTTGACACGTGAGGCCACTAGCAAATTGAAGTCGTCCAGGGGCTTGTAAACAATCGACTGAAGATCGCTAAACAAAAAGCCGTAGTCTTTGCGGATCTCGGATGACGCATTGAGATTGCCGCGGATCTGAGCGGCGATACGAAACGCCTCCATCTCGGCCGCTGCGGTCTCGGTATCGATCGCATCGTGCAGACTGGCGAGCGTGCGCTTGTTCTTGGCGGCTTCGGCAAACTTGGGCGCGGGCACGATCAAGCGAATCGGCGCGATCTCTTTTTCAAGACTGCTCACATGATCGTCGAACTGGGCGCGTGCCTTGGCGATGATCTCGGCCTTGATCGCTTCCTTGCGCTCCTTCACGAGCTTGTCCAGCTCCAGGCGTTTGGCGCGGAAGTTGTCCTTGATGTAGTCGATCGTTTTCATCAGCTCATCGATGCTCGCCGTTTGCGCCAGGGCGCTCTCACGGGCGGCTTCGAGCTTGTCCTCGCACTCTTTGCAAAACTTGACGGCCTGCTCAGCGTTGGCGAAGTCTTGATCGTTCTTGAGATCGGTGCTGATTGAGCGGATGTAATCGACGGCCACGAGCTTGTACTCGTTCATGTTGCTGGCCATCACTTCGCCCTTGATCTGCACGTGAATGGCCGGCAGCGCTTCGATGACTTCGGCCTTCGGGGCTTCCTTGAGTGCCTTGGGCTTATGAGCTGCGAGATCCTTGGCGAACTGCTCCCATCCCAGAATGATCCTCTGGCGGAGTGCGGGATCGGACTCGTACCAGAACTCGCGCTTCTCCACGAGCTGCTCGCCTGCCCACTTGCTGGCCATGAAGAGCGTCTTGATGGATCCGGCAATCATCATCTGTTGCTCCATCTGGACGCGATACATTTCGTCCAGATCGTCCGCGGTCTTGCAGGCGCGGATCTCGTCGTTCAGAGACTTGTGCTCGAAGTTAATCGACTCATCCATGGTCAAGCCATCGAACGAGGCGGAGTACTTGCCCTCCACGCCAGTCACGGGGTAAAGCTCCTGGCCAATGATCTCTTCGGCCAGGGGACGGGCGAGCGCCTCGAAGGCGTGGCCGTCGTTGAATCGGCGTTGCGTAGCCGCATCCACGTCTTTGACGATCCCGGACTTCATCTCGTCAAGGAGCTGGGTACGGGTTTTGTACTTCGATACGCCGAGCATGGCGGGCGCATCGCTCGCGTTGAAGTGTTGGGCGCGATGGGCATGCCACTCAGGCGTGCCTTGAATGAGGTTAACTATTTGCATGTTCTTCTTCCTGTTCTGGTGTCGTGGTGAGTGAGCGAATCTCCTTCTTCTGCTCTTCGGTGAGGGTGGCCTTCGTCTCGATCATGGCGATGATGTCGTTAGCGGACTTCTTGCCGCCTTCGATGGCTGCCTGCCAGGCGCTCTTATTCTTGTCGAGTGAGGCCTTGGTGTAGGCCGGCTTCTCTGGCAGCGCAGGCTTGATCTCGCCCGTCTCGTTGTCGATGAATTCGGGCGTGAAGCTCTTGCCTTCCATCTCATCGGCCGTCGGTTGTGCGCCGATCTCCGGGAACGCCATCCGCAGCGCTTGCGCCTGGGCGCACTTGGCGATCTGCGCATACGGGCGCTTGGCCCACATGGCATTGGGCGCAATGCTCTTTTCTTTGCCGCCCTTGACCGCGTAGTTTTCTTTCCAGCGCTCAATCGCCGTAAAGTCGGCTACGGATCCGTCGGCCATCTTGCGTTTGACAGTGACGCGACACCATTGCGGGTACGTCGTATCAACGCCGCCGAGCTTCTCGGTGACATCGGGGCCGTACTCTGGCTCCGTGATGCCGGCATAGACCCCGGAGCGGGCGGCTTGCGTGCGGTACATGCCAATGCCAGGCATGACGACATCCCGCATAGATCCGGCCTTGCTATCCCACATCGGGACAATATGGACGGGCTTTTGCATCGGATCGAGGCCACTGGCGCGGCAGTAGCCGAGCACCATCTTGATCGATTCGACCGCGGCTCCGGGGTAGAGACTGGACTGAAGGACAGTGAGCAGCTCAGATTCGTTCATTTGTAGGGCGGGCAGACCGACCTCCTGTTTGGTAATTGCGTTCATGGGTTTTCCTTGTGGTTAGAGGGTGCGTTTTGCTTGATTCCAGCTCGTTTTCCAGCCGTAGCCCAGGGAGCGCCAATAGCGGAAATTGCGGACAAAGCGGATCGCGTTAGATGCGCATTGCATGGCGTGCTCCGCATTGATTGGTGGCTTCAAGAAGCTGGTTGACCTTGCGCTCTAAGGCCTTTTGACGGGACTCGACGCGATCAAGCTCGTTCAGCGCTTCGATGCGCTCGTCGTCAGACAGAGCGAAGCCGCAGAGAAAAGCCAGGGGGATGAGAGAGAGAATTACCCAGCGCTGGACGCCTTTGGGTGTTGGGTTTGCTGTCGTTTTCATGGATCACCTTTGGTAGAGTTGCACAAATTGTTATATCGCAGAATACACAGTTTGTGTAACACGTGCAATAGGTTTATCCACAAAATGCAAAATTATTTTGCTAGGTGTTTACCCGTAGGCGAAAAAAAACCCGCCGAAGCGGGTTCTTGTGCAGAAGGTCGGAATTTACAAGAAGGAGATCCGGTGGATCATTTCGACCACGACGCCAAGGATCTGAGAGCCTTCTGCCGGGATGAACGGAATCATCGGGTAGAGCGGATTGACGGGCTTTAAGTAGCTCGCGCTGCCGTCTTTGACGTACTGCTTGAACGTGGCTTCTTCCCTCTGGCCCAGGCGAGCAATGACGTAGGAGCCGTGTACTGCCGGCTTGACAGGATCCGCAATGACCACGCACCCGTCGGGGAAGGTCGGGGCCATTGAATCGCCCACGACGCGCAGGGCAAAGCCACTCTTAGGGACTTGCAAATCAGTCTCAACCCACTCTTGCGAGTGGCTATCGTTTTCGGGATCGTCAATGTACTGAGTAATTTCGTCCCAGGCCAGAAGTCGTACCCGATTTCGTAAAGGCCGCGTGACACTTTCGACGTTGCTTTTCTCGTCGTTGATTAACTCCGCCACTGTGCAGCCGAGTGCTTTCGACAACTCATCAAGCTGCCGGATCTTGGGCGTGCGCTCGTCGCGCTCATACATGGACAAGCGGGTATTTCCCCAGGCCAGCCGGTCTCCTAGCTCTCTTTGCGAGATGTCTTGTGCCTTCCGCAACCGGCGGATTCGTTGGCCTATTGTCTCCATACCTCTAGTATAGGTTCACATGGTGTGAAATTCAAGTGCCGTCTAGGACAAACCCTCGGTTTAACAAAAGTTTTGCGATTTGTGGATTCTTAGTTTATGATTTCACAAACCAACAACAAACGAGGACTTCATGGACGCATTAGAAAGGGCCTGCAAGGCCGTAGGTAACAAGAAAAAGATGGCCGAGATCTTAGGTGTCGGCAATACCGCCATCTCAGCCTGGCTCAGTCGTGGCCGGATCCCTGCGGGCTACATCCTGAAGATTGAAAAAGCCTCTGGCGTTTCCCGCCACGAGCTGCGTCCGGATCTCTACCCCGTCGAAGGTTAGGCGGATGAATTTCTATTCATTCCACATTGGCGACTACGCGGCTCACACCCGCCGCTTATCGCTCACGGAGGATCTTGCGTATCGCCGGATGATTGACGAGTACTACCTCCAGGAAGGCCCGCTGGATCTGGTTCCTGCGGCGATCGCGAGGCGTATCGGCATGCGTGAACACGTGGCCGATGTTGAGTACGTGCTCAGCCAGTTTTTTGAGCAGCAAGACGACGGATGGCATAGCACTCGATGCGATAAAGAGATTGCGATCTACCACGCCAAGCTCGAACAGGCGTCCCGCGCCGGTCGTGCGTCCGCTGAGTCTCGGAAGCGCATCAGTGCAGCGCAAGATCAACGAGCGTCGAACACCCGTTCAACGGATGTTCAACCAACCAATAACCAAGAACCAATAACCAATAACCAAGAACCAGTAAAGACAAAGAAGGCTGCGCCTTCTTCTGAGTTTTCCCTTCCTGAATGGATTTCTAACGATTCATTCGAGGCCTTCATTGAGCACCGCAAGAAGCTCAAGGCTCCGATGACGCACCTGGCGCAGACCAGACTCGTCGCGGAGCTTTCCCGATTGCGTGAGGACGGCAACGAGCCGCATGCAGTGCTCGATCAGTCGATCCTGAACGGATGGAAGGGCGTTTTTCCATTGAAGCAGCAGCAGGCCGGAGCACCCGTAGGAAGCAAGGCCGCCCGACAACAACAAGACAAGGAGTGGCTTGATGAGCTTACCGGCAGAACAAAGCACGCCATCATCGACATCACGCCTACCTGAGAGCTGGACTGAGCGCCTGCTTGACCGCCTGGCGGCCATGTATGGGCAAAAGTTCACCGATCAGTGGCGCGGGGTAGATCCGACCTACCTCAAGAGCGTATGGAGCGAGGAGCTTGCGAGCTTCTCCGTGGATGAGATCAAGCGTGGCCTAGCGGCTTGCCGTACTCGCCCCTGGCCGCCGACGCTGCCTGAGTTCCTATCCCTTAGCCGTCCGCCCATAGATCCGGAGAGCGCCTTTATCGAGGCCGTCCGTGAGCTGCGTAAGCGCGAGACGAACGAGGACACCTGGAGCCATCCGGCCATCTTTTGGGCAACGCGCCTCTTCGCGACTCAGGATCTCATGGGCATGCCTTACGTTGGGATCAAGAACCGCTGGACGAAGGCGCTTAATGAGCAGCTAGAGCTGGGCACGTGGCCAGAGATACCGCAACGGCTGATTGAGCTGCCGGCCCCTGGCCAGACGGCCGTAGATCCAGCGAAGGTCAAGCAATACCTGGCTGAGCTGCGCGAGCGCATGAGCCGCCCAGTAGGCGAGAGATGACATGCGAACACTGCGCGTCCTCCGCACTACGGCCGATTCATGGCGGCTACTCCTTCCGATGCGTGAATTGCTGCGCTCGGCTCGTGTATTCGGCCTATCCGCACAAGGGGCAAGCGACAGTGATGCTTGCTGCCATCTCCAAATTCAGAGACGCGCCACCGCGGGACGGGATCCTGGCAGGCGTGGCTGCGCTAGTGAAGGCCAGGCATGAGTAAGCGCGTGTTCTTCCTCGTGCATGACGTGGCCCGTCGCAACGCCTTACAAGCCGTCCAGGACGCGCCAGAAGGCTATTGCGTGGAAGTGAAAGAGAAAACCCGCACGCTTGAGCAGAACGCAAAAATGTGGCCGATGTTGGGCGACGTGGCCCGCCAAGTCGATTGGTACGGGCAAAAGCTGACATCGGAAGAATGGAAGGACGTCTTTTCGGCCGTTCTAAAAAAACAAAAGGTAGTGCCAGGGATTGAAGGCGGGTTTGTTGTCCTGGGCACGCGCACTAGCAAGCTGCCTAAGAGTGAGATGAGCGAGCTGATCGAGCTGATGTACGCCTTCGGATCCGAGCATGGGGTGCAGTGGAGCGATCCCGTGGAGTACGAACAATGACCGGAGATAGCTGGGTAATGTGCGACGGCTGCAAATACGTCCACCAGGAGAGTCAACGGGTAAACAAGCCATGGGGCAGGCGTAAGGGCTTTTGGGTAAGCCATTGCCCCAAGTGCGACGAGTCCCTCATGAGTGCTCAGATCAACGTGCCATTGCAGCGCGAGCTATTTGGGGAGAGTCGAGCATGAGAACCAAGAACGCCAAGGCGATCACGAAAGCCGAGAGCGCGTATCTCGGATGGGTTAAGAGCCAACCCTGCGGCGTATGCGGCCAAGCTGGCCCCAGTGATGCCCACCACATTGAGCAGGGAAAGCACTTTCTCTGCATACCACTGTGCAAGGACTGCCACCAAGGCAGCTTTAACGGCCTACATGGCCAAGCGCGGATCTGGAGCGTGCTCAAGAAAACCGAGCTAAGCGTACTGAACGACACCATAGGAGCCTACTCACGTTGAAGCGGATGCTTGACTTAGAAGATTTCCCCATTGGATCGCGCGTCATGACCCCTTCGGGACGCATCGGAATCGTCGTCAAGCACCACGCCACCAGCAAGATCGATCTCTTTCAGCGGATCTCCGTGCAATTCGGGAAGAACCCGCGGGATGGCGTGGTATTGCAGCCGCAATTCCTCGTGATGCTGCAAGAGAGTGTCAAAAATCCAGCAGCACCCACAAACGACCTGAAAATTACCAAAGGAGAATCAACAGAATGAGCGGACAGACTCAACCAATAACGAGCACCAAGAGCGGGATGGATCCCGAGTACTTGAAGAGCATTGCCGAGTTCGCGCACGAGATCAACCGCGCCTACTGCGAGGCGATCGGGGATCAGTCTCAGCCGAAGTGGGCGGATCTACCCGCGCACCTACAAGCCGGGATCATGATGGGTGTCGAGGCGAACATGGATTCGCTGATGTCGCCTGAGCAGAGCCATTCGGTATGGATGGAAGAGAAGCGCCGCACCGGATGGAAGTACGCCCCGGTCAAGAACGTAGAAGCGAGGGAGCACCCTTGCATGGTTCCCTGGGATCTTCTGCCGCAAGATCAACGCGTGAAAGATTACCTCTTCGTCGCCGTGATGAGGCTTTTCACTTGAACGAAGTCACGCTTCCCTGGCCGACGAAGGAGCTGAGTCCGAACGCTAGAGTCCATTGGGCGCGACTGGCCAAGGCCAAGAAGAGCTACCGCTCGGCCTGCTTCTGGCTCGCCAAGGAGGCAAAGCTCCAGGCTCCAGGAGAGGGTGTGATCCGTATCGAGATGGCTTTCTACCCGCCTTGCCGACGCACGAGAGACGAGGACAACCTCCTAGCCTCCATGAAATCGGGGCTTGACGGGTTAGCGGACGCTCTCCAGGTAAACGATAGCCGCTTCAAGGTGGAGTGGCGGGTTGAGGAGAAGCTGGGCGTGAGCCGTGAAGCCGTGAGCCAGATCGAGAAGCGGGCATTTGCCAAGATCCGACGGATTCTCAAGAAGAGAGCAGGGCGCGGAGATCCCCGCGACATCCTGCCAGACTGAAAGGACGAACCATGAGCAAGACGACCAAGAAGAAGGAGCTAACCCCGAAGCAGAAGCGCTTTGTGGAGGAGTACCTCGTTGATCTGAACGCGACTCAGGCTGCAATCAGGGCCGGCTACTCAGCCAAGACCGCTCAAGCCATCGGGGCCGAGAACCTTACAAAACCTCTTATCCAGGAAGAGATCGAGAAAGCGACGGCCAAGCGCTCAGAACGCGCCCAGATTGACCAGGATTACGTGATCCAAGTCATTCGAGCCACGATCGAGCGCTGCGCTCAGGCCGAGCCAGTACTCGATGCCTTTGGCAACCCGGTCAAGATCGAGACGCCGACCGGAGACCTGGCCGCGGCTTTCCGATTTAAAGAGATGGCCGTACTCAAGGGCGCGGAGCTGCTCGGCAAACACCTGGGCATGTTCATTGACAAGCACGAATTGACCGGCAAGAACGGGCAGCCGCTCGGCCAGACATCGGGCGTCCTGCTTGTGCCTGGCACGCTGAACAAGTCGGAGTGGGAGAAGGCAGCCAAGGCCCAGGCGGGGGCAGAGAAATGAGCGAGAAAGCACTCCAGGCAGTGCAGATCGTCAAGATCTACCCGACCGAGTATTGGTACGAGAAGGACATGATGGGGACGATGAGCCTTAAAGCTCAGCATGAGGGCATGCACGAGTGCACGCTTGTACAGATCCCCTATGACTACGCCTACACGTCAAACGCTGGCCAGTGGGCGCTATTGCAGCACCTCTGCAAGTACTTCGGGCTGCTCAAGGACATAGAGCAAAGACCTAGCAAGTTCGACGCTGAGCTGATCAGGCAAGCCACAAGTGTCGATGCCATCGACAAGACCCAAGAACGTGTCGAAGAATCAGCGAAAAACGTACATGAGCTGAGCGATGAGCGAATCATTGAGATCCGGCAAAAAACGACCCCGTTCGATCTCAGCCCATGGGCGGACACACTGGCATTTGCGCGAGCACTGCTCAAAGAGGCGGGCAACCAGGACGCATGAAGCCAATATGGACGCCGCTTGCCGGTAGCCAAACGCTCTTTCTCCAGTGCCCGATCTATGAGGCATTGCTGGAGGGTACGCGTGGAGGAGGCAAGACCGACACCCTACTCATGAGCTTTGCCCAGAACGTCGGGCGCGGCTTTGGGCAGCATTGGCGCGGCGTGCTCTTTCGTCTTACCTATCCGCAGCTCGCGGACGTGGTGGCCAAGAGCAAGCGATGGTTCTATCAGATCTTCCCAGAAGCGAAGTTCAATGAGTCGGATTACTCTTGGAAGTGGCCGACGGGCGAGATGCTTTTCTTTCGCTACGGGGCGACTGAGGACGACTACTGGAATTACCACGGGCACGAGTATCCCTGGTTAGGGTTCGAAGAATTGACTAACTGGCGCGATGCCGGGTTCTATGAAGCGATGCACTCCACGTGCCGCTCGTCATTCCCTGGCATGCCCAGAATGATCCGCTCGACGTGCAACCCCTTCGGGCGCGGCCATGGCTGGGTGAAGGAGCGCTTTCATCTCGGCCAGGGCGGCTATACCTCCGGCGCAGTGATTACCGATGAAGGCCAGAAGGAGCGGGTACGCGTCCATTCGAGCATTTACGAGAACACGATCCTGCTTGAAGCGGATCCGGAGTATCTCAAGACCCTGGAAGCATTGAAGGATCCCAACCGCAGGCGAGCATGGCTCGAAGGCGACTGGGATATACACGTCGGCTCCTTTCTGGAGATGGTGTGGAATCCGTCGAAGGCGATCGTTACGCCCTTCACGATCCCGTCAACCTGGAAGGTATGGAAGTCGATGGACTGGGGCTATGCCGCCCCGTATGCCGTCTATTGGTTCGCCTTAGATCCGGATGGCGTCCATTACATTTGGCGTGAACTATACGGCGCAGGCGAGAAGGCTGGCACGGGTACGCGTGAGAACGCTGCCGACGTGGCCAAGAAGATCCGCCGGATCGAAGAGCACGATGAGCGCCTGGGGTATGAGTACCGCATGAACCTGGCCGACCCGGCCATCATGAGCAAGATCGGCGCAGATCGCTCCATTGGCCAGATCTTCCGCGAGAACGGCGTGAAGTGGCAGGAGGCCTGGAACGCCAAAGGATCCCGCGTCAATGGCGCTCAGGAGATCATTCGCCTACTGGCTGAGGACAAACTCAAGGTTTTCAGCACATGCAAACACTGGCTAAGAACAGTGCCGAGCTTGCCGCCCGATGATGACAATCCCGAGGACGTGGACACCGATGCCGAAGATCACGCATGGGACGCCACGCGCTACGGAATCATGCGTCGTCGTCGCTCGCCAGATGAAGTACAAAAATCCTCTGACCCTGAAGAATCGACTTATAAAGAGGACGACGGAACTTACAGAATAAAAGTTTAAGCGGAGAGTGCATGGATAAGAGCAATCAAGCGGGAGCGGAGTCACAAGACCCGCAATACAGAGAAGAACCCAAGGCCGACGAGTTGGCCAAGAAGTGGAATAAACGGATCTCAGCCGCTCGCAAGCATTGGGAGGCTTTTCACCAACGGGTACGCCACAACCGCAACACAGTGGCCGGCTTCAACTGGACAAAAGATCCGAAGTCAAAAGACTTCTACGAGCACCGCGCGAACCTCATTCACGGCACGATCACGGCCATCCTGCCCAGCGTGTACGCCCGCAATCCCGAGATCTCCACTGTCCCGACCCATAACGGCAAGGATCTTAAACTCCTTTGCAAGACGATTGAGACAGTCACGAACCGATGCTTAGAGCAGGCGGATCTGAAGAACCGCGCTAAGGCTAGTGTGCGCTCCGCGCTCACGTCCAGTTTTGGCGTGGTCAAGGTCATGTACCAGCGTGACATTCAGCAAGATCCAATCATTCAGAGCCGCATTAACGACACCCAGGACAACATCCTGGAGATCGAGCGCCTGATTGCCGACATCGAAGATCCGGATCAACGGGGCGAGTTGGAAGCCAAGCAGGAAGAGCTAAAGCAGCTTATGCGCTCTCTCAATGAGCAAGTCGAGATCGTGGCCGCGGAAGGCCTTGTGATCGACCGAATCCTCACCGATAACCTCCTCATTGACCCGTCCACCTGCGAGTTCTGGGACTACGCCGATGCCGACTGGCTCTGCCAGATCATTCCGATGAAAAAGGCTACGGCTGAAGCCACGTACAAGATGAAGCTGGACAAGGCCAAGTCTTACGAAGCGAGCACCGATCAGCAGGCGATGGGCAAGAAGGACGGCCGTATCGCTACGGGCGCGACGAACCTGGATGAAGATAAGCAGATCGCCATTCTGGAGATCTGGGACAAGAATACTCAGACTGTCTATACGATGGCCGAAGGCTGCGACTATTGGCTACGCGATCCGTATTCGCCTGCCAAAGTCGGATCGCGATGGTTTCCGTATTTTCTACTGCCTTTCCAGGTGGTCGATGGCCAGTTCGTGGGGCCAAGCCTCGTGGATCTGACCGAGCGCCTCCAAGAAGAGCACAACTCTGCGCGTGACCGCTACAACGAGCACCGCGATCTGTGCCTGCCTGGCTGGGTAGCGTCGGGCGACGTCAACGAGAAGAGCATCAAGCGTTACCAGGACTCCAAGCTAGGCGAGATTACGATTGTCGATACCGATGGCCGTCCGCTCAATCAGTTCATCCAAGAGCGCAACCATCCGAAGATTGACCCGCTCGTGTACGACACGAGTGCCGTGCGCTATGACTGGGAGCAAGTGACCGGCTTGCAAGATGCCGCCCGCTCCACTGTCGTCAAGCCCAAGACCGCTACGGAGGCGTCTATCCTCCAGCAAAGTCTCTCTGGCCGCGTTTCGGAGTTCAGGGATCAGGTAGAGGATTGGCTTCAGATCATCTCGCAGTACGCAGCGCAGATCCTCTTGCAAGAGATGACTAAGGCGCAAGTCGAACGCATCATGGGGCCGGGTGAGCCGACCATGATCGAGCAAGGCGGAATCCAGGTAGAAGCCCTGATTCCATCTTACGAATGGCCTGAGCTCAGACGCGATGACGTATTTGAGATGGTGGAGATGAAGATCCGCGCCGGCACGACTGGCGCACCAGACAAGATGGAGCAGCAAGAGGCCTGGGGCAAGGTACTGCCCATCATTCAAGGCCTCATTACCCAAGTGATCCAGCTTCGCGCCCAGGGCATCGACACTGAGCCGCTCGTCAACCTCATGCGCGAGACAGTGAAGCGCTTTGATGAGCGCCTCGATGTTGAGCAATTCATTCCCGCAGCTCCCGCAACGCCTCCCGGTATGCCGGGCATGCCTGGCGCAGCTCCCGATATGGCCGGCATTGCTGCCATGTTGGGCGGAGGCGCACCGCCACAAGATCCAGCCGTACCCCTTCAATAACGAAAAATAGGAGCTTAAATGCCACTAGTAAACGAGGACATCATCGATAACGCCGCAGAGAGCACCGACAACGGAGCCGCGGCAGAGAACAATGCACCAGAAGGCGACGGCCTGCCCGAAGCTACCGGCGGAGAGCAGACCAGCCAGGCGATTGACGCGCTAGGCGAGGGTGACGAGGAGACCGGCAACGACGATCTCCCGACTGACAAGCCCGCATCGGACAAGATGAAGGCCTTGCTGGATGAGCTTTCAGGCGATGAGCCAAAGCCCGCAGCCAAAGCCGAAGAGAAGCCCGAAGGCGAGAAGCCCGCGGATCCTCCGGCAGCCGCCGCACCCAAGACACCCGAGCAGGAAGAGGCCGAGCTACTGGAGGGCGTCAAGTCCGATCGTGGCCGTGAGCGGATCCGCCAAGTGTTTGCCGAGCGCAAGCAGCTTGAGCAGGACATTAACGAAGTCCGCGAGCTGATCTCGTCCACCAAGATGAGTCCGGATGAGTTCGCTCAGACACTCGAATACGGCCGACTGATCAATTCAGGCGATGAGAAGGATCTTCGCGTAGCCCTGGAGATCATTGAGTCTCAGCGCTCAGCACTCTATCAACGCCTGGGCGTCGAAGCGCCTGGCGTGGATCTCTTAGCAGGCCATGAGGATCTCAAGAACGCAGTCGAGAACCTGGAGATCACGAAGGAGCGAGCGCTAGAGCTTGCCAAGTACCGCAAGGCCGACCAAGAGAAGCAGCAGCAAATGCAAGCGCAGCAGCAAACCGCGCAGCAGCAGGCGCAGTACCAAAAGACAGTGCAGGACGCAGCGGGCGCGATGGAGTCGTATCTCACGACGCGCCAGCATGAAGTGGATCACCAGGCCCGCATGGACGTGATCGGCAACCACTTCAAAAACCCGGCCAACCTCCAGGAGTTCGTCTCGAAGTTCGAGCCGCACCAATGGCCCACCGCCATCAAGATGATGTACGACGGCATCGTAGTGCCCAAAGCTCCGGCGCAGCATAGCCCGCAGCCTTTGCGCTCACGCCCTGCCAATTTGGGCGCTCCGTCCGCAGCCGGCGCAACGCCGCTTGATCGCGTGGCGTCGCACATGGACAAGCTGGGACTATAAAAACATAACGGAGAAGAACATGGCGCAAAACCATACTGAAGTAGAGCAGATGATGAAAGACCAAGGATGTAATGGGGATCGAATCACCAGTGAGTTGATCCAGTCTCGCATTGCTGAAGTCGATTATCAGACGATCGTGATCGCAGGGCAAAAGCTCATGTACTGCGGAATCAAAATGGACAATGGGTTTGTCGTAGTAGGCAAGCCTGCTACGTGCATTGACCCTGCAAACTGGCGCGATGAAATAGGCCAGAAGATTAGCTATGACAACACTTTTAGCGAGATCTGGCGGCTTGAAGCCTATCGCAAACTTTCGGGAGAGAAAAAATGATGAAGAGCCTCAAGATTAGCGCCAAGAAGGCGAAAGAGATGAACGAGCCGACGCTTGTAGGGCGCGAAGAAGATCGCTATCCCTACGGCACGCGCATCGATCTGGACAAGGATGCGCTGGAGAAACTGGGCATCAAGAATCTGCCAGCCGTCGGTACGGAAATGATGATCGAGTGCAAGGTGACTGTGATCGGTGTGCGCGAGTCCGCATCACGCGAGAACACGAGCCGCTCGATGGAGTTGCAGATTACGGCCATGGACATCGAAGCCGACGAGGACGAAGTACCGGAGGGTGAATTGACCCGCGGTGAATCGAAGGCAATCGGAGCCGTGGCAAAAAAGATGCAGGACATGTAGTACAAATATTCTCAGAGGGCTTGACGCTCTCTGATAATTGTTATGCCAGTTCCGCACTGGCACGTGAAGTGAGATGGAAAGTGCGTAAGCGGGGATCGCCTCCCGTACCGGATCACTGAGCAGCGAGTGCGGTACACATCGAATTTGTCGCAGCTATCGCCGGGGTCGCGTCCGGTAGCGCAGTTGGGTCTAGGCAGCAAGTCGCAAGTAAGCCGAGTGTCGCGCACGGCAAGCCAGGATCCGAGAACCTGACGGGTTTGCGTGCCGTCGCGGTGTGGAAGGAGCTTTAACTTAACCCTTTCATTTCGGAGCAGCGACTATGCCTATTTCAAACGCAGACTTGCAAGAATTGGCCAAGGTTTCCTTGGACGAGTACTTGCGCAACATGCCAGTGGATCAGATTTCCACTGAGCGTCCTTTACTCAAAAAGCTCATGGAAGGTCGCAAGACATTCCTAGGCGCAAAACAGAACGTCGTGGAGAACATCCGTAAAAACTACGGAAGCAATTTCTCTTGGGCTTACGGCGAAGATGCCGTTCAGTTCAACAAGCGCAACACGACTGAACAAGCCAATTTCCCATGGCGTCGTGCCGTAGATGGCCTGTACCTTGACTATGACCGCCTCTTCGGCGCTGGTATTAAGGTACGCGAAGGCGATCGTGGCGCGTACAAGCTAGAGCAGAACGAGAAAGTTCAGCTCTTGAACCTCTTGGACGAGCAAATGGAGTCTCTTAAAGAGGGCTTCATGCAGAAGCTCGACTTGGAATTGCATCGCGACGGCACACAAGACACCGACGCAATCGCAGGCCTTGACGTATTGATCTCTACTGCACCGACAACCGGCGTAGTAGGCGGCCTTGATCGTGCAACTGCAACCTACTGGCGCAACTACGCCGAGACTGGCATCAGCACTGCCACTGTCGGTACTTTGGCCCAGAAGATGGAAGCTGCATGGCGCAAGTGCATCAAGAACGGCGGCTCGCCAAACTTCATTTTGGCCGGCGGCAAGTTCATCGATGCGTACCGCAATGAGATCACTGTCACGAACAACGCTAACGCCGGATCTGCAAAGACTCTGGACGCTGGCGTAGGTACTGGCGTCAACACTGGCCTGTACTTCAAGGGCGTAGAGATCATCTGGGATCCTCAGTTCGAGGAATTGGATGCGCTCACGACTCCAGTAGTCCAGTGGGAAAAGCGCTGCTACTTCATTAACACCAAGTTCTTGAAGATGCGCGATGACGACATGGACATTGTGACTCCGATCCGTCCACACGACGTATTGGCGATGTACGCGATGATCAACCTGCGCTGCGCTCTCTCTATGAGCCGTAGCAACGCCCAGGCTGTCCTCGCAATCGCCTAAGAAGCGATTGTTTTACCCCGGCCAGTGATCCTGGCTGGGGCTTTTTGTTAATCATAAAAACTGCGAGGAACGCAAATGAGCCAAGTAACAGTACCCCTGATTCAAGTAACGATTCGCCGTGATGCGAACACGATCACTCCGGTGACTGTGCCGCCTTACGAGATGACTATTCTGCGCAACATGTTCGGCAAAGAGAACGTGACCGAAGGCGAAGTGGTAGGCGAGATCGAAGTTAACCCTGCCGGCGAACACGAGCGCCTCTCTGCCAAGTATGGCTTTGAGAAGGTGGCCAAGGTTTACGGCGATGACGACGGCGAGCGCTTGACTGAGCTAGTCGAGAAGTCCGTGGGCGCGAAAGCGAAGCCTGCGACGAAGAAAGCAGTAGCAAAAGACGCAGAAGATCAGACCGCTTAAGTAGTACCCGCACGAAGGAGCACACATGCAGCCGCAAAAGTACGAACGCATTACCGACTTTACCGAGCGCGAGGGCGATGATACCGACAACAGTGCGATTAATACTGAGCTCGATGCGGCTGCACTTTCAATTAATGAGATCCGCGATAACCTCGCGCTGATCCAAAAAGATGATGGCGCCTTAGTCAATGGCATTGTGACTGCCGACGCCTTAGATGATTCTGCCTTTGATGCAGTGCAAGCGAGCGTCAATGCCGCCACTGTAGAAGCGCAAACAGCGGCTTACTCTGCTAATAATGCAGCTCTGTCTGCTAACACTGCGCGTGATACTGCAATACTGGCAAAAAACAGTGCCGAAACTGCGCGGGATGCTTCACAGTTAAATGCCATCAGCTCTGCCAATAGTGCATCAAGCGCAGAAAATAGTAAAGTTGCTGCGGCTGCAAGTGAAGCTTCCTCTTTATCTAATAAGAATTCTTCGACCTCTAGCGCCTCCGCTGCTGCCAATAGCGCAACGTCAGCCGCCAATTCAGCAACACTGGCTGGACAAAAGGCCGACTTAGCAACAACCAATGGAGCAGCCCAAGTAACTTTAGCGGAGGGTCAAGTAGCCCTAGCTACTATTCAAGCAAATATATCGACTACTAAAGCTGGCGAGGCCGCAACCAGCCAAGCTGCTGCGGCTGCAAGTGCTAGCGCTGCATCAACGAAAGCGAGTGAAGCCGCTATATCAGAGGCCAATTCTTTATCCAATAAGAATGCAACAGATACCAATGCGGCTTCAGCGTTAGCTAGCAAGAATGCAGCCAAAGCTAGTGAAGATTTGGCAGCCGCATCTGCAGCTTCAGCTGCATTAATTACCTTTGGAAACATGGTAATGACGCCAAATAAGATTAGCGAAAGCATCAATATTCCAGATGGATTTAACGCCATTTTAATTGGAGAAGTAGAAATATCCCCTAATGCAACTATCACAGGACTCGGTAACTCAACCCTAAGAGGAATTTAATTATGAGCACAGCAGTATTTGACAACTTTGCAGCACCTAATCAACAACCCGCAAACTTTCCTTACGGAATTCGTATTGGCTCAGGAAACACTAACGGCATTAACGATATTGGTATTGCTGGTCAGCGTGGCTTCGGTGTAGGCATCTGCCCACGAGTTCCTACAGGCATGGGCGGATTACAGGGTTATAACGACCCAGCTTCAGACAACTATGGTAACTACCAGTATTCCGATGGTTCAGTCATGGTCTGGATTCCAGCTTTCTACTATAAGGTAGGTACTGGTTCTAATGGTCTGGTATTAAATAAGATTGATGTTAAGCCATTTTCAGCATACGCTGATGTCGCTACAGCTAATGCGGCTGGTTATGCGCTACATAGAGCTTTCTATGATGGTGGTGCGATTCAAGAAGGTTTTTTCTACGACAAGTACATCACTAGCAACAACAATGGTATTGCTTCTAGTTTGCGTAATGGCATTGTTTTAACTAGCGCACAGCGTGGTTCAATTGCTAACACAGCATACTCAACCCTGACTGGATCTCCAGCGAATACTTTGGGTGGCTCCATTGCTGCCGCTAAGACTCGTGGTAGCAACTTCTTCTGCGCCTCTTTATTCAACTTCAAGGCAGTAGCTTTGTTATCCGTAGCGCATGCTCAAGCGGCTACAGCGACAACTTATTGCTCTTGGTACGATGCCTCTGGCGTTAAGAACTTCCCTAAGGGAAATAACAACAATGCTTTAGGTGATGCACAAGATACAGCCATTGTTTATGTAGCCGATGGTAATGGTACTTATGCTGGTTGCGGTAAGACTGGTTCTGCTAACTTATTCTCCCGCACTACACATAATGGTCAGAACTGTGGTGTTGCCGATCAGAATGGTTTGGTTTATGAATTTAATCCAGGATTGACCAGCAACGGAACAGATTACTTCCTGTTAAATACTTCAGTCGCTATGAAGTCGGTTACAGGTAGCAATACTTTAGCTACTGACTTGTGGGGTGCTACAGGTTATGCCGCTATGTACACCAATATTGGTACGACTTATGGTCCACTCTGGGCTACAGGTGCAAACCGCTCATTCAATATGGGTAGTGCAACTCAAGTATTGTCGGAAGCTACCAGTGGAACTGCGTGGGCTATCGCTGGCGCAGGTATTCCTTTAGCGACAGGTATCGGTGGTACGAATGTATTTGGTAACGATACGATCTATGACTACAAACCTAACGAGATGGCTCCGTTATCGGGCGGCGGTTGGAACAATTCGTCGGTTGCTGGTGGTTGGTGTTTGAATCTGAGCGGCAATCGGTCGACTTCGAGCAGCACCTTTGGCTTCCGCTCCGCCTTGTATTTGTAAGAATGTAAGGGGTGGCGATAGCCATCCCCTCCAAACATGGGACAACACTCTGAAGCTGAACTGAATCAAAAATTTATTGAAACCGCAAAGTTAATGAACATTTACCTTAATCACTTTCCAAAGTTTGAAAAGTATGCGCTGGCGCTTCAGATACGCCAATGTATGTATGAGGTCTATGGATTTATCGTAGAAGGCCAAAAGCGATTTTATAAAAAAACCGCATTGAGCAATTTAGATATTCGCCATGAACAATTGCGCATGATGGTTAATTTAGCTCACTCATTGGGATATTTTGAATTTAAAAATGGCAAGGGGATTGATAAATCCCCAGAGAAAACAGCCGTACATCGTTTTCTTGCTATTAGCAAACTGATTGATGAGCTGGGCAGAATGATTGGCGCTTGGCTTGTCTTTGAGCGTAGTAAAGCAGTAGGGGAGGCGTCTTAATATGGCTCCGTTATCGAGCGGCAATTGGAACAATTCGTCGAATGCTGGTGGTTGGTATTTGAATCTGAACAACAATCGGACGAATTCGAACAACAACATTGGCTTCCGCTCCGACTCTGATTCACCTCGCACTAGGAAACTAGATGGTGGAACAAAGGGAGGCGTTTTCCTGCAAGCAATTGCAAAATCGGTATGGCACCACATTTCTAGTAGGTTAGCCAAAAGCTTTCTCGAAAGTCAGGTGGTGATTTTATGAAGCGCATAGGTCATCTGTTTGAACAGGCTTTTAGTAGGGAAAATCTGTATCTGGCGTATTTAGATGCAAGTCGCCATAAGCATGGAAAAAGAGCTTGCTTTAATTTTGAGCGCAGACTTGCACATAACCTTGATCGACTTTTTACGGCACTTCACAATGACAGTTATAAGCCAAATGCTTATTATATGTTTAAGGTATATGAGCCTAAAGAGCGCGTGATTTATGCGCCAGCATTTTCAGACTTAGTAGTGCAGCACGCTATATATAGAGTGATTTACCCCATATTTAATAAGACTCTGATTGACCAGTCTTTTGCTTGTCGGGTGGGTCTTGGTACTCATAAGGCTGCTGATTATGCTCAAAAGGCATTGCAATCTGTAGATCATAGTAGCTATAGCATCAAGCTAGACATTCGGAAATTCTTTTACAGAATTAATCGTGCAGTATTGCGCAAGCAAATTGAGCGCAAGATTAAAGATCAGCGATTTGTTAATGTCATGATGATTTTTGCCGAGTATGGTGAGCCAGTTGGAATTCCTATTGGTAATTTGTTATCACAGCTATACGCATTGATCTTTATGAATCCATTAGATCATTACATCAAGCGTGTATTGAAGGCTAAATGGTATTGCCGATATGTAGATGATTTTATTATTTTTGGAATTTCACGACAGGATTGCTTAGCTGCATTGTCAAAAATTCAATTGTTTATTGATGGCCTTGGATTAGAACTATCCAGATACACCATTGCACCCATTAAGCGAGGCATTAATTTTGTTGGCTATCGCACTTGGTCAAGTAAACGATTCATTCGCAAGCATAGTATTTTTAAGTTTCACAGGGCAGCTCTTAAAAATAAGCTGGAAAGCGTGGTTTCAACCTTTGGTCATGCCCGCTATACACATAGTTTGAAGCACCTCATTAACACTATCAAGGAGAATCACCATGACTTATATTGTCAGTTACCAAAAATTTATCGATTCTGATCGTACAGTTGAAATTGCTTTGCCTATTGGCGAAAGCAATCAACGAGTAGGACAAGAATTAGCTACTGTAGATGAAGTTACCTATGTAGCTTTGCCTGACAATGCTGTATTACCAGAGCAGCCACAAGAAATTACAGTTTCTACTGTAGCTTTAACACCAGAATTAAAAGCGCAAATATCTGCTAATAGCCCCTCTATTGAGCTCATTAACCAATTGGTTGTAGAAAAGATTGCTAAAAAATATAGCGTGAATGATGAAATTAAGCTGTTACGCACTCAACCTAGCCCACAGTTTGACGAATATAACGCTTACGTAGAGTCATGCAGAGCTTGGGGCAGGAACGAAAAAGCACTATTGGGTTTATAAAATGATTGCTCAATTTGTCGCCATCTTATTTCTTAGCCGTGACATTGCTCACCGAGAGCATTTGCGTACTAAGAGCTATGCGCAGCACATGGCGCTAGATGGTTTTTATAGCGCAATTGTCGATTTAACAGATAGTTTTTCTGAAATGTATCAAGGCCGAAATGGAATTATTGATTCAATTCCACAGCTTAATGATGACGATAGCGATAAAACGCCAGCGCAATTACTCAAAAAGTACCTAGCGCTTATTGAAAAGACTCGCTATACCGCCGTTGAGAAAACCGACTCCGCACTACAAAACAAGATTGACGAGATCGTAGGTCAATTCCTATCAACACTTTATAAGCTTGAGAACCTTAAATAAGGCTGGGTATGACTGAGATCAAAGACGCAGATCGTGAAGATCAGAAACAAATAATCAAAGAGGCCATTAAAGACTGGCTTAATGAAAAGGTGATGATGTTTGGGTGGTTCTCAATTAAGACTATTTTTTATGTTTTTGTAGCTGGACTAGCTTATGCCTGGTTTGTAACTCATGGTTGGAATATTCCTAAGTAAACGGAGAAAAGATGCAAGCACCGGCCTATAACAGAACCAAGAACTTCCTAGAGAACAATCCGGATCGTACCGACCACGGCGCACTGAACGCCGAGCTGGACAAGGTAGCGCTCTCGATCGAAGGCCTGCGTGATAACGCCGTCCTGCTCCAGAAGGACGATGGAACCCTCCAGAATTCCGTCGTGGCACTCGTGAACCTCACGCCTGCCGCGATTGCTGCGCTTCAAGTGCCTGGCCCCGTCGGCCCACAAGGCGCAGTCGGCCCAGCCGGGCCAGTCGGGCCGCAGGGCGTGAAAGGCGATGTCGGCTCCTCATTCGATGCCGACGCTAAGGATGTCTTTGACAATCGTTCGCTCTACAACCTCCAGCCCAAGGGCTTCTCGTTCTTGGCGATCGATACCGGCAATCTCTATTTCAAGATCTCCGCAACGAGCGGCGACTGGTCTCCTGGCTTCGTCTATGGCAAGGGCGACACCGGAGATACCGGCGCAGTTGGCCCAGTTGGCGCAGTTGGCCCACAAGGTTTGCAGGGCATACAGGGCATACAAGGCCCCGTCGGCGCTCCTGGCCTAGACGGCCTGCCTGGCGTTGTGACATCCCTGGACACAAGCACCAAGACTGCCTCCCTCGTAGGCCGTAGCAGCATTAGCGCACGCCTCGTACTGAGCGCAGGCGAGCTAACTATCGTATTGACCACGGCTTAAGGAGGCGGGATGAACGGACTTTCCAGCAGATACCGCACCCTTGGCGAGCTAATGACCGAGCTGCGTACCCGTCTCGGGTTCGTGACCCAGGGATCCGCGGCCAAGAGCAACGACGCCGTGATCAAGAGCTTCCTGCAAGAAGCGCATGAGTACGTCTTTGGCGAGCTAGAGCCGCCTTCGATGCGCAAAAAAACGACGATCAAGCTCCGCGCTGGATCAATCCTGTACGACTGGCACAACGACCAAGAGGACGAGCAGATCGATCCTGGCCGCGTCATGTCCGTATGGCTCATCGAGTCCACAACCATTCGCACGCCGCTTGCACAAGGCATCACTGAGCACGATCGCAGCTTCGATTCACTCCGCGAGCAGCCGCAGAAGTACGACAACCTGAACGGGCAAATGGAGATCTGGCCAACGCCGGATCAAGAGTACGAACTACTCCTTGAGTACACGGCCGACCGCAACCGCTTCGACCGCGCAAGTGATCGCCCAAGCGCTCCGGATCGCCTGGTATTCCTGTACGCACTGGCTACGGCCAAGGCGCACTACCGCCATTCCGATGCCCAGGCGTCCGCTCAGACATTCCAGAACATGCTCAACAAAGAGAAGAATCGCCAGAAGGAGAACAAGCGCTTCTTCTATGAAGGCCCGAACGCCTCAACCCGTGACCAGCAAGTAGTCAAGTCGGCTACTGGCTATACGCTCAGGAGCTAATACTTGGCCTCGATCACTTTCGACCGCTTCGATCTCGGTATCGACCTTCGCAAAGGGGCTTCGGTCTCGGACGCGAACCGCCTCCGGGAGATGAAGAACGCCTACGTCACGACCGGCTTGGCCACGCAAAAGCGCCCAGGCCTCGTGAAAGTGGCGGATCTCGAAACCGGTACGAAGGGACTCTTCGCGGCTTTCGGCAAGCTCCATACCTTCTACGGCGATGGCACTATCACGCACGCCAATCCGCTCTTCCAGGCTAACAAGGTGCAAAACTCAGCCGGCGCTCGTCCCGTTGCGGACGTGCCCTATGCCGACGTGTTCAATGCCTTTATCTACGCAGCCGTCCAGTACGACAACGGCGTAGTCGAGCACCACTATCTCGATGGCTCAGCCACGACCCACGTAGCGGACGCGAATTGTCCTGATACCAAGGGCGTCGTTAAGCTCGCCTCGAAGCTCTTTGCAATCAATGGCGATACTGTCCGCTTCTGTAAGACGGGCAACCCGCGCGACTGGAGCGCAGTCAACGATGCCGGATTCCTGCCTACTGGCTTAAATTCCCGCGGCGATCGCTCAGCCAATGCGCTCGGGATCTATCAGAACAAGCTCGTAGTGCTCACCCGCGACGGCGCACAAGTCTGGATCGTGGATCCGGACCCTACCGCCATGAAGCTCGATACGATCGTGGAGAACGTCGGTACGAGCTTTCCTCGCTCAGTGGCCAACGTGGCCGGAGATCTGTACTTCTTATCCGACTACGGATTCCGCTCGATCACGACATTGCAGCTCACGAACAACCTGGCCGACGTGGACGTGGGTTCGCCCATTGACTCCCTCGTGCGTCCAGCGACCAAGGTGGCGGGCGTATTCCCGCGTGCTTTCTATTTCTACGGGACAGGGCAGTACATCTGCGCCATCGGCAATCAGCTCTTTGTGTACTCGATCTCGCGTACCGCCAAGATCGCAGCCTGGAGCCGTTACTTCCTGCCGAACGCCGTCGATGCTTTTGCCGAGCTAGGCCAGGAGCTATACATCCGCTCCGGCGACTCTGTTTACAAACTAGACCCGACTGTAAGCACCGATGACGGCCTTCAATTCGAGGTGCTCCTCGATCTGCCGTACATGGATCTCAAGACCCCAGGCCAGCTCAAGCGCATTTATGGCGCGGATCTCGTCGTGGATGGGCGCTGCGAGTTCTCCATCGGTTACGACGTGCGCAATCCGGACGCCTACACCGCGCCCGTGCGCGTGAAGGGCAACACCCGCCCAGGCGGCGTGATCCCCGTGGAAGTGTGCGGGACAGAATTTAGTCTGCGATTTCGCAACTACGACAACAAGCCATTTCGTCTCGATTCAGTGACGCTCTACTACGAAGTACTGGGTTCAGTATGAGCAAATTGAACGTGACATTTCTTACCAGCACTGAGCAAGTCGAAGGACAATTTGACTATGCAGTGCCATTGCTTGAACCCGTCATTACTCAGGCCGCCCGCGGAGAGTTCACTGTGGAAGATCTGAGACGCTTGAACCTGGACGGCCGCGCGATTACCGCGATCATCCGCAAGGGCGTGGAGCCAGTTATGGCGATGGTATTTGAGTTCGTGCACTACCCGCAGCAGCTTGCCGTGAACATCATGGCGCTAGGCGGAGTAGAGCTAGATGGGGTCGTGCATGAGTTCTGGGAGACATTCAGAGCATGGTGCAAGGAAGCGGGAGCAACAAACATAGAAGCAGCATGCAGCCCAGCAATGGCGCGGATGCTGAGCAGATACGAATTTAAGACAACGTACCAAGTGGTACGTGCAGCACTGTGAGAAAAGCGGGAGCCAAAAAATGAGAATGACCACTGAACAACTAGAAGCCTACGCAAACGCCGAGTTTGGCGGCCCAGCCATTGGCGCGTGGCCACGAAACAAGGGCGAGAAACTCCGTCCGCATAAGGGTGGCGGAGGCGGCGACGGCGGCGCAGGAGCACGCGAATCCGAGCGCCAGCAGCGCATCAAGGCCGCAACCGAAGAGATCAATCGGATCTTCGCCGGCAGCGATCGCGACTCGATGTACACCGAACAAAAAGGCGCAGTGTACGACCTGAACAAGATGGAAGTGGATCGCCAAGCCAAAGAAGCCGAGCGCACCAACCGCTTCGCATTGGCACGTACTGGCCTTTTGGGCGGATCTGCCGACGTGGAAGCCGCAAGCGAGCTAAACCGCCGCACAAACGAAGGCCTCCTACGCGCAGGCGGCATTGCCGACCAGTCCGCAGCAGACCTGAAAGTACAAGACGAGCGCACTCGCTCTAACCTGATCTCCATGGCGCAATCCGGTATTGACACCGGAACCGCGGCCACGATGGCGCTCGAAGGATTGAAAGGCAACTCCCAACAAGCCGCAGCCGCACGATCTGGCGCGACAGTGGGCGGACTCTTCAATGATCTGAGCCAGGCTTACCTGATCAATCAGCAGCTTGCCGGCCGTAACAGTGCGAACGCGGCGATGGCAGGCCAGCAGTGGTACGGCGTCTCGTCTCCTCAGACCACGTATTCCGGTAAGACAACCAACTAAGGGGCGACCATGACCGGTTTAGAGATAGCCGCCCTTGTTGCCCTCATTGCGAGCGCAGGGGTTCAATACAAAGCATCGACCGACGCGCAAGAGCGGCAGCAGCAGGAGATCCAGCGCTCGTTAGAAGCACAAGACAAGCTCCAAAAGGAAGCCGAGACAAAGGCGCTTACGACCGCCAAGACCTACGATCCGAAAGACCGGATCCAGGAGCAGGCCGCCATCGAGAACGCCATTTCGACGGAGCTACTCGCGCCCGTGAGCGAGTCTCAGCAGATCCGAGCGCAGCAACAAACAACGCAGGGCAATGTCTCCGACGACTACACGACCGCCAAGGCGAAGTCCGACGTGAACGCCCTCAAGTCCGCGGAGTCACTGGCTCGCCTACTGGGCAAGACAACCTCCTCGAATCGCCTCCGCATGAACGAGGGGATCCGACTCATGGACACCGGCCAGGGCATCGATCAGCTCAATAGCTTCTCGCGTGGCCAGCAAGCCGCGGATCGTATTGCCATTCAGCAAGCGGGCAACATTGATCCTGGAATGGTATTCGCGGGGCAACTCCTGGGCGCAGCCGGAACCGCAGGCTTAGCCTATGGCGGCAGTGCTGGAGCCGTATCTGGAGCCGATACCGCAGCCGCGAACGCAACGGCCGACCCGATTGCAACGCTCAACGCAGCCAAAGGATGGACAGGCGCAGGCGCAGGGGCAGGCGGCTCGATGGCATGGCTTAACGCCTTTAGACAGATGGGGACTAAATAACATGAACTTCACACTTGACGGGGGCGCACAAGGCGCTCAAGCCGCAGGCGCAGGAGTAGGTAACGCATTTAAGGCTTTTGCAGCCGCGCCAGCCATGCGCCAGGCAGCCGAACAAGATACGGCGCTTAAGATCGCGCGTATCTATAACGCCAACATGACCGGCAACAAAGCAGGCGCAGAAGCCCGCGGCATCGGCATGACCAACGATTTCCGCTCAGGTATCGATGCCGAGATCGAAGCCAACCCGAACATGACACCATACGAGAAAGCCGTTCGCGTGGCCTTCAAGTATGCCGGCCCGCAGTACATGCAGAACTGGACGAAATCCGCCCAGGGCGAGAAAGAGATCGCAGACATTAGCGCGATTCAAGCCGACCCAACGAAGGCACTCCCAACCTCACAGGCGTACTTTGCCGTGAGCGGAAAAGCGCCATTCGATAACGTGGCTACGTCCGGCCGCAGCCTTAACCAAGTGACCGGCGAGCAAATCGACGCCAATGCAGTGATGGCCAAGCTCTTTAACAACGTGCAAGGCTCTATTGCCAACGAGAACAATCAGCAGGGCCGAGCAGCCGGAGCGCTTGCAGATACACGCGTATTCGAGCTGAACGCAGCCAAGGCACAAGGTGGAGATGGCGCAGGATCAAACGGCAAGCCGCTCACCAATGCGCAGCTCCGCGTCAATCAGGACGTAGATGCAGCTCGCAACTACGTGAAGGATCTCCCGCGCGAGACAGTCGCAGCCGTGATGCGCAAGAACGCCCTCGAACTATCCGAAGGCGAGAAGGACATCCTGGCTCGGATCAAAAAGGCACGCACTGCCAAGTATGGCGAGGGCAACGTGCCGAGCGAATACAACGACGCGCTAGGCCTCGATAAAGCCATCGTGGAGCGAATCATCGGCGCACTCAACAACCCAGGCCCAAAGAGCAGCATTAACCCATTCGCGGCAGCTCGCCCGATGACGGAAGAGGAAGTACTTGCTGAGGCCAAATCTTCGCTGCCTGCCAGTGAAGCGCCGAACTTTGCCCAGTACGTGGCAGCAGCCAAGCAACGCCGCACAAACGCAGCCCCGCCGACTGAGAACAAAAATTCTCCAGCGCCAGCAAGCTCTTCGACAATGGAATTTAAGCCGACGCCTGACATGCTCAAAGTGCAGGCGGATTTCAAAGCAGGGAAACTTTCCCGCGATGAAGCGAAGAAAAAACTTAAAGCATTAGGGATGCCTGACTAAATGAAAATCGACGACTTCCTCGACTCGCAAGAACCTAATAAAGACCAGAAGCGAGCCGGGGCGGTTCGTGTTGACGATTTCCTGGATCAACCCAGCACGCCCACCAACAATCTTGGCGCAGGCATTGCGTCCCGCGCCCTTGGCATCGTTGGCGATCTCATCGAGGGGACTGCACGTATTGGTGAGCAAGGTGGCGACTACCTAGAGCGCAAGATCCCGCTATCAGGCTTAAGTGATGCGCAGATACAAGAGCGTCAACTAGATCCTCTTTTCCGCGCAGCCCAATGGTTCAAGCGCCAACAGCAGGCGATCAACTACCAGCCAAGCGTCGATTTTCAGCAGATCAAGCAAGACCCGCTCAATCTGCCGCAGACTGGAAAATTCATTGTCGAGCAAGGCGTAGGCAGTATTCCGGATATGGCCGCGGCCATGGTCAATCTGCCAGGCTATATTTTGTCGCGCACCAATAACGTGGCCGATGAGCGCGCCAAGAACGAAGGCCGACCCGGCGATGTGAGCCTGGGCGACATGGCCAAGGCTGCGCCTGGCGCCATAGTGGAAGCCACCCTTGAGCGCTTTGCCACTGGCCGCTTGTTACCTGGAAAAATCACAGGCAAATCGGCGGCGACGCGCATCGGCAAGCAACTAGGCCTTCAAGCTGGAACCGAAGGCGTGGAAGAAGTCGCAGGCTATGCCGGTGAGACGGCTGGCACTCAAGCTGGATTTAATTCCAATGATGCGCTCGATCGCTTCTTGGCAGGCGCTCTGGTAGGCGGCCCGATGGGCGGCACGGTGCAAGGCGGCGCTGAAGTTGTGAATCGCATTATGGGCAGCCCCAATGTTGCGCCCAACGTTGCGCCTGATACTGTCCAGCGAACTCCCCTAAAACTAGGATCGAAAACGCAAGAGCCACAAGAGCCGATGGCTCCATTTGCAGCGCAAGAGGACGCACCGGCCAGTGGCATCGCAGCCATGGCTGAGCTGATTGCCGATACCGCAATCCCTGAAAGCCGACTCGATACCCAGCCGGCCGCGCCGACCATCGATTCATTCCTGGATGGCGAGACAGTTACCCCGATTTCCGATACAGAACCCGCTCAAGACGTAGCAGACCCGCTCCCCATCGGCGCAATCGCGGACGAAACCGGAACGCCTGCAATCGATCCCGTACTCGATCCTGCCGCCACAGAAGCGGCCGTGATGAACGCAGAGGACGATCGTGCCGCTCAGGCCGCTCAGATCGACCCACAAGCAACGATTACCCCTATCCCTGATCCAACACTCGCACCCGTAGCGGAAAGCGCTCCAGCGCCCGCTATTGAGCCGACGACTGCACAGAAGGCCGACGCAACGATCCCGAACCAGATCAATGCACCGGCCAAGATCGACCTGGCCAAGACCAAGCAGATCACCGAAGCGCAACCCGGTATGCGCCCTGGCGATCTCGTGAGTGTCAAAGGCACAGTATTCAAGAACAAGAGCAGCGCTCAAGCCGTGGTCAAGGAAGCCGGCCCAGGATGGCGCGTGGCTCGATCCAATGGCGGATTCGTTGGACGCTTTCAGCCTGCAAGCGAAGCGCAGATCCAGAACGCCCGCAAGCAAGCCGCCAAGCAGCGCACGATCGATACCGAGATTGATTCCATGTTTGCCGCAATCGCCAAGATGGGCGGTATTAGCCAGGATCAAGCGATTGGCCAATGGGGCATGGATAAAAAATCGTTCAAGAACCTTTACGGCTCGGGGATCATGCGCGTCGTGACCACGAAAGGCCGTGGCCTGGACGCCATGGCGGAGCTATTGGCCGAAGCCGGCTATCTCTCCTACGACGAGAATGGCAAGCATGACGTGGCCGAGTTCGAGGATCTATTCTTCAACGAATTGGCCGGATCTCCGCACTACACGCCAGAGGGCTTTGCTAGAGCCGCGCAGGCCGAAGATGCCCAGCGCTATGAGGACTATCTCAGCGAGAAGGAGGCAGCCGCCTCCGGACTCAACGATCTGAACGAGCAAGACCAAGAGGCCGTAAGCGAGTTCATCGATACTTACCAAGATCTAACCGAGGATGACTATGCAAAACTTGAACAAGAAGCCATCGAGTGGGAACGTGCCGCCGAAGGCGCCGACGCAGGAATCGAAACCGACGACACCGGCGGCCGACTGGCGCAAGACGATGGATCAATCGAAGCGGACGCCCGCGGAGAAGGCGAAGGCAACGCGAACGCTGATCAAACTGGCCAAGCTCCGGGACAAGAACAAGCAGGAGTTCGAGAAGAAGGGGCTGGAGAGAAACGGGCAGAAGAAGGCCAAGACTTCACCCTAGAAGGCGAGACCGAGCGCGAGACCCGCGAACGGGAAGAGCGCGATGCCGCACGCCGCAAGGCCGACGAGCAGAAGCAGCAGGAAGCCGAGAACAAGGCAAAGGCCGATGCCGAAGTCGATACATTCTCACTGACTGGCAGTGATCGCGCAGCCGATACGATGGCAGCGCAAGGCCAGACTGGCCTATTCGAGCAAGCGAACCAGGCCGAAGAAGCTCCGACCGCAGAAGAAGCGCCAGCAGCGCGCCCGACCGCAAGCAAGTCATCGGGCAAAAAGCTCGAAGATGCCGGCGAAGAGCTGCAATTTAACAAGCGCAACCGCATGGCCAGCGGCGTGAAGTGGAGCGATGTCAAGGATCTAAACGATTCGCTCAAGTCCGCCGAAGTGGTCAAAAACAAGGTATGGCCGAAGCCCGACTACGAGAAGATGGTAGCCGACGGCCAGCAGCCGCTCATTGCCCATATCTACAAGCAAGTCTATGACTCGATTGCAGCCAAGCCTGCAACGCGCAACAACCCGACCGACGCAGAATTCCAGCTCTACATCGATGCCGTTCAGCGCGTGCGCGAAGGCCTCGATACCTGGGTCAACAATAGCGCCTCGATCGTGAAGTTTGTCGGACAACTGGGGGCGCGTGCCGCCGCCATGTCGGGCAAGAAGTTTGAAGTGGATCAGATCGATGCCAAGTCACTCTATGACATCGTGTACCCCGAAGGATGGCGGGCACTACAAGCCGAGATCCGTATCGCAGGCGGCAACAAGCTCCTGGGCGCATTGCAGCCTGGCTACACCGAAGCTCGCCGCGCCATGAAGCAGATCGATGCCGGATGGCCTGGCAAGCGTGAAGCGTGGCAGATGCGCGGCTTTAAAGTCATTGAGAACGAAGGCAAATGGATCTACGCCAACAAGTACGGCCGCAAGATCAGCGAGCACGATACCCAAGCAGAAGCGATTGCAGCCGCTCGCGAAGCAACGAAGCGCGAAGCCAAGGAAGGGATCGATGAGACCCGCTCCAGCGTTAACGCCTTCGAGCGCATTGGCCCAGATCGTCGCATGCCAGGGGAGAACATTAGCCCTGAGAAGCTCATGCAAGACTTCGGATTCCGTGGCGTCAACTTTGGCAACTACGTCAAGAACGCAGACCGCCAGGCGCACGTCAATGCAGCCTTCGATGCCTTCCATGACCTGGCCGATCTTTTGAACGTACCGGCTAAGGCGCTCTCACTCAATGGCATGCTCGGGATTGCCTTCGGCGCACAGGGTAGCGGACGAGCAGCCGCTCACTTTGTACCTGGCCTCAACGAGATCAACCTCACCCGCGATTCTGGCGCAGGTGCACTTGCCCATGAATGGGGGCATGCACTCGATCATTACTTTGCAACCCAGGCAGGCCTGGCCACTGCGGAAGAGAAATTCCTCACCGCTCACGCAACGATGCCCGACACCCGCATGGTCAACTCCGGCGGCATGTTTGTCGAGCAGCCGCGCTTTGGCACGAAGATTCGCCCCGATGTCGTGGCCGCCTTCCGTACAGTCGTCAAGACAATGCAAAAGCGCAAGCAAACACCGGCCGAGATGCAAGCCTCGATCGATGCAAGCGTGGCACGTGCAGAAAAGAATGTGGACATCCTCCTGGAGCGATTCCGCCGCGAGTTCAAGGACAAGACAGAAGCCTTCGAACCACTGGCCAAGCGCATCAAAGAGGGTGACATGGGCGAGGGCTACGTCTCCGTCGGCCGCACCCGCGTCCCGGAGATCGTGAACCAGGTACGCGATGCCTACAAAAAAGAGTTTGGCCGCGTGCCGAACATCGAAGATCTCAAGGGCTTAGGCCTGGCGATCGAGCACAAGGATTTTGCCAACAAGCGGGCAAGCTCCGACGAAGCGCATATTCCGCAGGAAGTCTCGACCGACTTCATGAAGCGCTCGAACGCCCAGGACGGCCAGAAGGGCGGCAAGCGCTACTGGAGCACCGAATGGGAAATGTTCGCGCGTGCCTTCGAGACCTACGTAGAGGACAAGCTCATTGAGCAGGATCGCCGTAGCGGCTATCTCTCAACCCCGCTTGCTGCGCCCGTGAACCCGCAGGAGCAGGAGAAAGTCGAGATCAACAACGCCATTCAAGGCCTAGTCGATACTCTGCAAGTGGAAGAGAAGGGCGATAACGCCGTGCTCTTCGACATCCGCGGATTGACTGGCGACAGTCTATTTAACCGCGCACCGGAGACAGTGCGCGTCAACGCCCTGGCCCGATTGAAGCGCCTGGAGACTCAGCTCGAAGCGGGCAAGATTACCGAAGAGCTATACCGCTCAGGCGTCCAGGAGCTAATCGAGCAGCTCAAGTCCCGCAACCAGTCACAAGCAATCAAGTCCGCCGTCAAAGGCCGCGAGCGTGGCTACGAGTGGATGCAAGAGCGCCTGATTCGCGCCAAGCGCAAGGGCGAGCTGGACATTTACCCCGTTGACTTTGCCTTGTGGGCGCTCAAGAAGAACCCGAACCTGGCGAACGATCTCGGCATTAGCGTGCGCGAAAGCGATGGCGATGCCTCCGGTACGTACAACCCGGCAAGCCGCGTAATCAGCCTCTTCAAAGGCAGCGCAAGCGATACGACAGTCGTGCACGAGATCCTGCACCACACTGAGCGCATGATGCCGGCAGAGATCCAGAACGGGATCATTACCGAGTGGCAGAACGCCTGGGATAAAGCCTGGGCGATGGGTAACGGCAAGATCCGCCTGGCCTTACAGGACATGCACGCCGCCAACATGGGCGACAAGCTCGCGCATGATCGCGTCCGTCGCGCATTTGCCGATGGCACGCTCGACTACGACGCGCACTATCAGCTCTTCAACGCCTCAGAATACTGGGCCGTCAACGCCACCGAGATCATGAGCCGTCGCTACGACGCAACCTCATGGATTGCCAAAGCCAAGCGCTGGATCTCGGAGATGATCGAGTACCTCAAGGGCGCACTCAATCTGCCGTCCGACGCCCCGATTCTCCGCGCCCTACGTGAAGTAATGGCCTCCACCGGCGAGCGTCAATCGTCGGAGATGATCAAAGAAAACAACTTCGGCGCAGAGGACATCAAGAAAAAGCCGACCGCTGAGAATCCTGAGCGTGACGAAACCTCCGACCTGGAGATCGAAGCGCCGGGCTACAAGTTTGAGCCGATTACGGCAGCCGACTTCGTAGCGCTAGAGAAGGGGCCGGATGGCCGTCGCCAGTACGTAGCAGGGCGCAAGCTCTTCGACCGCCTGGCCACTGCCTCCCGCGACTATCTGGGCGCGATCAAGATGGCCGACAACAAACCCGAAGCCTTCAAGCAGATGATGCGTCAATTCCGCGTCGATCAATTTAAAGCTAAAGAAAACGCGAAGCGCATTGCGGAGACCGGCAAGGATCTGACACCAGAGCAGCGTGCGATGGTATCGGATCTGATTGAGAAGGACTCCAAAGTAGGCGACGTGCCACCGCAGGAGATCGTAGATCTCGTGGCCGGCATGACGACCGCACTCGAATCCCAGGCGCGTGCGCTCGTGGAGATGGGCATGCTTTCCGAGAATCGTCTCGTGAAGAACTACCTCCCGCGTCTCTACAAGCACCACCTGGCCGCGAAGCTCACCAACCCGCAGATGATGCAGGCCTGGCTCACCAAGGCCCGCATGAAGATCCGCGGCGATCGTCTCAAGTCCCGCGGCATGTTCGTGGAGATGAAGGCCGAGAGCGTGGCACAAGCAAAGAAATTGGGTTGGAAAGTATCGAGCTTGACCGATGGCAACCCGATCCAGAGCGAGCTGCTCGAAGCCTTCGACAAGTCTCAGCCGATCCCTCCGAACTATCAGGGTACGAAAGTCCTCATGTGGCGCGACTACACCGAAGCAGAACGCGCCGAGATGGGCGAGATCCGCGACGGCGTACTCCGCTATGCCATGGGCTACGTGGAAACCCAGAAGGATATGGCAACCGGCCGACTCTTCAAGGCGATTGCAAGCAATCCGGATCTGGCCAAGGCCTTCAATCCTGGCGGCTGGGTACTCATTCCCAAGACCGAAGTGGCCGGCACGGATGGCCTCAAGGCCTACGGCGCACTCGCCGGTATGTACGTCTCGCCACAAGTGGCCGACTCACTCAAGCGCAATACGCAGCCCAAGGGCATCTTGATGGCGGCCTACGACAAGGGCTTGAGCTGGTTCAAGGAAGGCAAGACAGTCTGGAATCCCGTCTCTCACGGCAACAACGTCGTCTCTAACCTCTTCGTGGCGTACTTCGCAGGCGTGAACCCTGCCAGTCCTGCCCGCTGGAAAGAGACGATCAGCGAATTCCGGAACCGCGGAACGTACTGGAATGAAGCCGTGGACAATGGCCTCTTCGGTAACGAGATCGCCAATGCCGAGATCCGCGATCTCTTGATGCCTGACTTTGCCGACATGGCCGACATCGAGAGCGTAGCTGCGTCTCGCATGGCCAAAGTGATCGAGTTTTCCAAGAAATACCCTGGCCGTCCGCTCTCCTGGTATCGCGAGAACATGCAGAAGGCCTACGAGTTTGAGGATCAATTCTTCAAGCTCATGCTCTACATCGATCGTCGCAAGTCCGGCATGGATCCGCAGGACTCGATTACCGACACTGAGCGCTACGTGTTCAACTACTCCGACATGCCCGAAGGTGTGGAGCTGATCAAGCGCGTCTATGCGCCATTCTTCTCCTACACCTACCGCGCCGTGCCGATGATGTTGCACACCGCCATGACGCGCCCTGATCGCCTGCTCGTACCGATCACGCTCCTGGCTGGCGCTAACTGGCTGGCCTATGCAATCCTGGGCGCAGAGGAAGAAAAAGAGCGCAAGGCGTTGCCCGATTACATGCAAGGCCGTACTGCCATCGGAACCCAGAAGGCTATCCGCATGCCGTTTAACCTGGACGACAAGCCGGCTTTCCTCGATATGAGCCGTCGCGTCCCGATGGGCGACTTGTTCGACGTGAACAACCAGGCGGGCGGCTTGCCTGTACCGGCTCCGATGATGCCATCGCACCCACTGCTTTCACTCATGGGCGCTATGGCGTTTAACGTGGACGGCTTCACCGGCAAGGAGATCGTCAAGAAGTCCGATGACGCCTGGGAAGCGGCAAGCGCACGATCTGGCTACGTGTACCGGCAGCTCGCACCGAACGCGCCATTCGTACCTGGAAGCTACAACTTCAACAAGATCATGGACGCATCGGCCAACGTATTCGGCGTAGAGATGGGTCCGTACACCGGACTCACGCGCTCAGGCGATCCGGTCAATCCGATTGCTACTGCATTGGACGTGACGGGCATCGGCAAGATCCGCACTTTCGACCCGGAGAAATCGCTCGACTACAAGGGCGCAGCGATCAATCGCGAAGAGAAAGAGATCCGCGCCAATATACGCTCGGCTGGGCGTAACAGCTCGATGACGGAAGATACCCGTGAGGACTATCTGGGGCGGCAGCGCGACAAGCTGGAAAAACTCAAGCGGAGAAAAGAAGAGCTACGGGAGTGATCCTCCCGTAGTTTTTACTGACAGTAAGACGTGCCGCCGTAGTAGGTGCAGATCTGAGGCGTCGGCAGGATTGATTGCCCCCAGGACGTGGCGAAAGCGCGTCCGACTCCATTCAAGAACATAGCCGTAGCGATCGTTGAGCGGGCGTTATTCGCTTGTGCATCGGATGATTGCTGATACTGAGCTGCGGCTTGTTGATTGGCTTGTTGTTGCCCCGACATTTCCGCCATCGTATCGAAGAGCACAAAGCGCTCTTTCAGGGCGCGAGCGAAGGTCTTGGCCGCGGCATCTTCTAGTGTCTTTTGTTGCTGCACTGGCAACTTACCGAGGATCTCCGCCATCGCTTGCTGCTGCTCGGTAATGGAGATCAAGAGTGGATCATTTGGGTACATTGACCGAGCAATTTGCGCGACGCGCTTGCCTGCTTCGGGCGTTGTGATTTTCTTGGCGGCAGCTTCTTGCGTGATGATGGCCGTCTCCGTGTTGTAGCGCGTGTACTTGTCTTTGCAAGCCGGCACGTAGTAATCGCATACGGAATCGGAGGCGTATGCACTTGCGCCTGTAAGCGTAATGATGGCAAGGAAAAGCAAGCGGATTGTTCTCATGATTTACTCAATTCATATTGTGTAAATACACATGATACAAAAATTCTAGATAAACGCAATCTACCCACAAAATCGTTGCATAGATCAGACGCAACGATAAGGAGAAATCATGGGTGAGATTGCAGGCCTACTTGGCGGAGGAATTTTTGGCAGCGTACTAGGCGGAGTATTTCGTCTCGTGCCCGAAGTGTTTAAATTTTTTGATCGGATCGATGAGCGCAAGCATGAGCTGGCCATGTTCGATCGGCAATGCGATCTGGAGAAAGTCCGCGGAGAGATCAAGCTCCAGGAGATCGGCGCGGCGCGTGATGCAGCCGTCGATGTCGGCGTGATGGACGCCTTCAAGCTCGCGATTGAGCAACAGACCGAGATGGCCAAGGCCGCGGGCGGCAAGGTAGCCGCGCTCTCTGCGTCCGTGCGTCCCGTGATGACCTACTACATTCTGGCGCTCTACGGGATCGTCAAGACAAGCACGATGCTGCTGGCCGTATTCAGTGGCGTACCGATCCTGGAAGTCTTAGCTAAGTGCTGGACGGCCGATGACATGGCGCTGCTTTGCGGCGTCGTGAACTACTGGATCCTGGATCGCACGCTCATCAAGCGAGGCCTTGCGTGAACCTCTCCCTGGCCGAAGCGCTTTGCCGTCGGTTCGAGGGATTTAGATCCCGTCCGTATATCTGCCCGGCGGGCGTGCCGACGATTGGCTATGGCTCGACCTACTACCCCGATGGCCGCAAGGTAACAATGCTTGATGCCCACATTACGGAGCCGGAGGCGAGGGCGCTGCTCATGCGCGAACTCTTCGAGACGTATGCACCGGGCGTGCTCAGGCAATGTCCTGGCCTCTTGCCCGTGGCGCTCATGAGCAACGACTGGCGAGCGCTCAATGCCATTGTGGATTTCGCCTACAACCTGGGCGTAGGCCGCCTGCAAACCTCAACCCTACGCAAGCGGATCAACGCGGGCGACTGGGAAGGCGCAAAGGCGCAGCTCATGCTTTGGGTACGGGGCGGCGGGCGCGTGTTGCCTGGCCTCGTGGCACGAAGGAAGGCCGAAGCCGAACTACTTTAAGACAGCACCGCCTTTTCATCCGCTAGGGTCAAGCGGTCTCCGGGGCGGCAATACTGGAGAGAAACCTCCCTTCACGGCGCAGGGGATGACCTGGCCGAAAGCGCAGCCCCCAGCCCGAAAGGGTAGCCGCATGGGTGGCAACTCTTGCAGTTTATTCACCAAGTGGTGAATATTTTGGTGAAAAAAAAGAAAAGGGGTTACTGGAAAATGCCAGCAACACCTTGATTTGTTTGGCTCCCCGACCTGGGCTCGAACCAGGGACCTACGGATTAACAGTCCGGCGCTCTACCGACTGAGCTATCGAGGAATAAGCCGATATTATAGCAAGATGAAATCACTCACCCCAACTTCTATACAGATCCCTAA